TATCATTAGCTGACTCAAAATCTCCATTCGCCCTACTACATGACTGATTTTCATCCGCACCTAGATAATATTGTGGAAAATATAGACTTCCAGTTATCCCTTCATTTGTCCACCTATCTGTTGTTTTACTTTTTCCATTATACGTAAATTTCGTTACTTTCATACTAGTGACGTAATTTGGATATGTCCCACCAGCCGGATTTGCAGTAGAATTATATCCCCAATGTATTATAGTTAAACTACCGTTATTATTAGCATTTTGATAAGGACTGGCAGCACCACCATCTGCTTTAGATGCACGAACTAATAACTTTATTGCTTGACCTTCTTTCATTGGTAAATCCCAAGTCATCTGTCCATTAGATAATTGCCAGTCTTCTAATGAACCCGCATTATTAAATCTAGAGGTACCCCAAGGAAAAGTAGTACTCCCCGGTCCAAGAAAATCCATCCAACCACCGTCTTCATTGGGTTTAGGGGTCTCTGCAATAACCGTGGTCCTACCTGAATACTCCCAATTATTATCATTGGAGCAATCCACTGAGGTCGTGTCACATATTGCAAATCCTGCCGACGCCCAATATGTTGATTTAGCACCACAATAAGCTATTGCGGTGTGGATTCTATATACTCCTGCAACAGGAGCGACGAATCCACCATAACCTGCATTCCCATTAAGACCATTATTGGGGTCTATAATCGTAACATCATAAGGATCGTTTGTTCCTGGTGTTTGCCAGTTATACCCATATGGTCCTGTATTTTCATTAAATGCTCCGCCAGCACCGGCGCCACCAAAGGTATTTAGATTTATACATCCATTACAATTAGCAAAGTTACCCACATTGGTTATAAAAGCGTCTTCTTTATCTGAGGTCATATTTACGGCCATATTTAGTTGAAAAGTACCAGAACCACCATCAACATCATCGGAACTGCAACAACCTCCACTTCCACTTCCATCTCCACATTGACCTGTTGGATCACCACTTCCCTCATCTCCGATTGGCGATTTGAACCCATACGCATTGGCTGTCCAAGTTGGGTTCGGGGAAAATGGGTAATCGTCGGGTCCATCAACTTCATTCTCTCCATAAGCTGGACCAAAAGTTGCTTCTACCATCGGATCATTAATCCAATTTGACACAAACCCTCCTTCTTGTGCCATATTTACATCTGATTTAACTTCTTGAACTGAAGGATCTTTCATCAAATATTTTCCAAATAAGTAATTAATTGGGAATTGGTTTTTACCCATATTTGGGTTCATAAAGGCGGACATGATTATCCATGGGTTTGTCCCTACACTCCAATCATCAAACTCTGGAGTCCCATCATAACAGTCAGGACAATTTCCATAATAGTAATCAGATGTTCCGTTAAACCATCTTTTATTGTCGTATAAGTCTGTTCCTCTAACCGCACTGTCAAAATCAACCTTGAGATTAAAAATTTGTTCTGTAGTATAATAACTACCTAATCTTATTCTTGCATAATTTTTGAAATGCCCCACTGCATTACCGAATTGATCCTCCATATTATATTCGTATCCGTCACTAGTTTGCCAAGCTGGTTTAGCATAAAAAGCATACTCATTTGAAGCATCCCAAAGATTTGGGTTTGGGGCAAATATAACTCCCCTATTAGTCTTCGATGACTCAGTAAATGTATGGTCATATTTTATGCTCGTATTACCATTATCGTCAACAGTGGTTTCATAATCTGTGTACCCATCAAATTGATATTCTGGTCTACCTCCTGCTCCATGATCTCCTTGTCCTTCGAAATATATCTTAAAACGATAATCAGCATAAGTAAAAAACCCATCCTCATTATCTGCCCAACCTTGTTCGTTCTCGTCCCACGCTTTCTTACCTCTATTTAAGGGTAGGGGAATAAGAAAATTACCATCTAAATCTGTTTCCCACTGCCCAACATATTCGGGTTCCCTAGTTTCCTCATTTATCCTAACCGCCTCGATAATAGCTTTATGACCATAAACTTCTGAGTTTTCTACGATTTGTCTAGGAGTTCTTAATTTCTCAGCCCTAACTACTCTAGAAACACCATAAGGAAACCCATCTGGACTTGCTGCACTATTTGCACTCTTTTGCCAACAAGATCTAGGAACAAAAGAATTAACATCTGTAGGTTTACCATCTGTATAGACACTTCCTATGAAATATCCTTTTGGGTATACAAATCGTGAAGTTGAGAAGTCTAGTCGTGTTATCCCAAAGGAGCATTGGTCTGGGTCACCCCAAAAAGGATTTATAAAAGTAGTCTGATTCTGTCCTACGATTTGAGCTAATTGATCAAAGTCATTAGAACTCCTAAACTGTGTTGCACTTTCAAAGAGATAAGGTGAATAACCTAGATTAATTAAATCGGCGGGAGTAACTGAATTAGTACCAATATCACTTAAGTCAATGTCCATATGTACTATATGGGTACCGCTTGGTACCCCAAAGAACATATAATCCCCATTCTTGTTTGTTGTGGTAGTATATTTATAATACTTCTCATGAACATACTTTAGTGTTTTATTGGTCATGATATCGTACTTTGAGGGAAAGGTCCCTACTGGAGTATGAGTAACTGGGGTATTGTATTGTTGGTCTCGTGGTAATAAATTATATCTTTTACCTGAGAATAGAGTATCCTGAGGGGTATTAAACGGGTATACAGATACAACTTCCTCATTCTTAGAATCTTCTTCATCTAACGCAATAAAAAGAGATAGTTTAGCATTTGGGATTGGAAATCCTCCATTAGCCAAAACTTTACCAATTAAAACACCATAATCAGAACAAAATATTCTATACGCATCCTTTTGTAATATTCTTAGACTTAGAACTTCTAGGTAATCGAAGTCCTGTTGAATGTCGATATTAACACTTTGTTGACCTTGTTTGGTCTTAATTTTAATTGATTTGTTCTCTCCCATTAAATTTATTTACTATATAAATATTTTTAATGATATTTTTTGAAAAGTAAACGAGAGTTATTTAGCAATCACTCTAATATCCGATTGTGGGTACTTTATCTCAAACATCGTATTAAAATTACCATATAAAGTTAGATCACCCATTGTATCAATTTCTCTAGTTACCGTGCTAACGTAAGGTTGGGTTACCTGATCAATAGAGTATTCACCCCCTACTTTATTATATACTTTTATTTCTGTTATATTAAGTACCCCATCTATATTGTTCAATTCTTTAGAAAGATCAGCCAAATATACATTTTGTCCCATTTCTTGGTTGCTTACCTGAAAATACTCCGTTATTTTAGTTATTATTTCTGCAGAAACTGCGGATCTATTATAATCTGAATCTATAAAAGTGTAAACATCTATACCAATATTTAGAATTTTACCCCCTGTGATTGTAATGTAGTCATTAATCATTCGATAATTAGCTAAGTATCTACTAACATTTTCCCTAAGAGTAGCGGTAGATGCGTTGGTTAGTTTACCGTCGGCCCCCAACCCTAATGTAGATACTTCTATCTTATTCTGATTTTCAGAGATACCTGATCTGAAGGCCGAACCAAATTTACTATTCATCTTACTCATAATCGCCAAATAATCACGAACTGTTACTGCTCTATTTTGTGAAGCAAAATTATATCTAATTAAATTTCGTAATTCCTCTAGATTAGGAGCGTCTGCCCCTCCAATTGCGGGTATTGTATTATTTACTCTAAGTGAATTATTAACTTGATCATTATTCGATTGTATATTTCCTTTAGTTAAAATATTAGTTACCCCTTTATTCTGTAAAGTGTTAGGTCCGATATTTGAGGTTGTACCCCCTCCTACACGATATCTAATATAAAGTGTGCTGTTTGCTTTTGGTAATTCGCCTAAACTTCTATTATTTAATACTGTCTCTACCTGTGTAAGAGCATTATTAGTTAAGTAATTATCTAGAGGTTCTGCGTTATTCGTACCACCCCCAAATGTAAGACGACAAAATCCTTTATCGGTATAATCCATTACAAATTTCTTGTCTATATCTACCCAAGCTCCTGGAGTCACCACTATATTATCACTACTCCCTCTTTGATCTTTAATAAAAATTTGTCCCTCTGCTAATGAATCAACTTCATAAAATCTATTAGTAAATTCTAGAAATTGGGATAGGGTTGGTTGGACCGCATTAAGTCCATCTACCATCTTAACTTGTTCTACACTAATAACATTTGTTTCCGGAATTATTATTTCCATAAATGGGTTAATATCTGCCGTTCTTATATTTTGTTTAAGAATTTTTGTTTGACCATTAACTACCACTTCTCTTTTTATAAGATCATATGAAACTAACACATTGTTTGAGTTTTTATTAGGGATTACTAATCTATTAGGTATTCCACCAACTGAAAGAGGAGATCTAAAGTTTATATCTTCTCCTACTTCAAATGTTTGTCCCCCTCCTTGTACTTGTGAACCATATTGTACTATTGGACAATAAGAAGCATCAAAGGAATCTCCCTTAGGAGGAACTGTAACTCTAAAATCTACTAAAGATACACTTGGTCTTACTCCTGGTATCTTCAATCCTAATGTTCTACCCATTGCTAACACAGATGATCTTTCTTGAGCATAATCAAGTTGTGTTTCTTGAAACATTCTATCCGTGTTAAATGAAAGCATGTCCGCTACCGCTGCGTTTAATTCTAATAACATCTGCCCAATAGATGCGTCATTAAAGTCACTGTATAATTCTGGATAATATTGTCTAACAAAATTTATTAATTCAGTTCTTACCTCAACGAAATTCCTAGCATTATAATTAATTTGTTTTGCCATATTATAGTATTACTTCAATAGAATCACTTTCTACGAAAGAGTCTTGTGTTATTGTATATTCAAAATTTATTTTCATTTGATTCCTATCTGGGTCTGGTGTAACAATTATTTCATCTATTGTTAGGTTTGGGATGTATTTTTTAATCTTTTCTTCTAAATCTCTTTTAATGTCTGATAAAGTAGTTTCATCAATTTGTTCAAATATATAATTATATAGTCCAGATCCAAACTCAGGATTATATAATCTATCTCCTTTACGAGTTAATAGTAAATGAATTAAATCCGATTTTATTGCTCTCTCGGTAGTTGTATTCATTAAAAGAAAATCTCCTACCGCAGAAGGTTCAAAAGGAAATGCTATATTTATACTTCTTTTTGCCATTTATAATTCTTTATTATAAATATCGATTGTTTTAATTTGTAAAACTTCATTCATTTTTCACTTCTTTTATTTCTTCATTATGTCCACAGTGAGGACATGTTATTAACATAGGTACCTTTTTTTCATTTTCTGGTACATTATTAGAAAACAAATGGTAGTCAGCAATTGACCACCATTTATTACATTTACCACAATTAAAATGGTATAAAACTTCTTTACTAAATTTATGCATCGTTTAATTCGACCTCTCCCTTCTCCTCTATAGATTTCATATCTACATCGATTTCACAATTACCACCAGAACAAGCTAATTCACCAGATAGGTCAGTATTATCGTCTAATTCTACTACGTTTGATAAATCGACCATCGTTAATGATTCCATCATCTCTTCATATTGTTCTTTTGTTATATCCTCAAATGGTGCTTGTTTATAGGTACCACCATTATAAGGTAATACTGAAAGTCCGTTATAATGTTTTCTATTCTCCCACATCCATTCTCCGGCAGCGTCCCATTCATGTTCTCTCAATGAAATTGTGGCTGAAACATTATGTGAATTTGAACCTTTTCTATGTCCTGATTTTACCCATTCTGTTGCTACTTTCTTAACTCTTTCTAGAAGTTGGAATGGAGATTCTGTTCTCATAATTGCACCCATAGGCGCTTTTTGTGGGATACTAATAACCGCTGTGTCGTGTGGTCTAAAATACTCATCTTCTACTAATTCTGGGTGATTAATCTTTAGGTATGTGTAAATAGCTTCATTCTTACCAACTCTAATTCTTCTAATATAATAATCATTGTGCCATGCATGAATACCAGAACTTGTACCTAATGTTAACGATGTCGTCCCTGCGGGTTTTACTGTGGTACATCTTGCCGATTGGTTTATGTCAATTAATTTAGATACTCTAGTGTTTTCTCTTTTAACTAAACTAGCGGCCTTTGCCATATCATAATTTAGTACTTTTCCAGAACCTATTCCTGTCATTGACACTCCTATAAGCGCATCTTTCTCTGTTGTCTCTTGCCATATTTCTCTTAAATAATGAAATGATGTGTACCCCGCTTGTAGTGTCCCTATAAAAGCAGCAGTTTTTACTCTTTCATTTAGGTCTTCTTGTGATTCAATATTACTTACATTAACCTCACAAAGATTACAGAATTGATTTGGTCTTAATGCAATTTCACAACAAGGATTAGTTCCCCAATCTTTATCATTGTTTAAGTATATCCCAGGTTCTCCTGCCCCTGATAGTTCAACTCGTTTCCATAAACCCATAAAAAATTCCTTGGTAATTTTATGTCTCATTAAACATGCTGAGTTGTTCGCTCTTCCTCTCTGAGGATTTAATTCCCACCAGTTACCTGCTTTGCTTGATATCATCGCGTCATCATCCGCACTAAACAAACTAATTAGAGCAGCTCTACGTATACCTCCCGCTAAAACGGCATCTGCGATATAACATACGATATCATGTACCTCTAATGTAGTTAAGTGTTCTCCATTTTCTTTTGCTTCTAATATTCCTTCAATTTTTACCAAGCACTCCTTAAGTGGTTGGGGTCCTGGAGCTTTACCACCTGAAGTTATTAATCTAGCACCTTTAGCTCTAATATCTGTGTAGTCAAATTCTACTCTTGATCCACCACCATTCATATATGATTTCATCAATACTTTAATTGAATCTGCCCAACCTTCAATAGAATCTCCAATCAGGAATCTTCTCTTTCTTTTAGGGTATGGTTTTTGGATTATTGGTAGTTTCGCCACGTGATGTTTCTGAACTGAGTATCCTACTCCTGTACCACCTAATAATAAAAACATTGTCTCACTAAAAGCATCTACATGGTCTAATGGTACATAAGCACAATTATATATTCTGTTTGGACTAATCTCGATTGGTTTACCACCAAACTGCATAGACCTCATAGAGGGTAATACTTTTTTATCGTACACTAAAGTATATTTTTCTTCTATCTCATTTTTTAAGTTAGGATATTTTTTAATGTGCATATTTTTATTTCTTGTGACTAGTTCTTCCCAAGTCTCTCTTCTATTTAGTTCAGGGATATATTTAGCATATTTCATATACACAGTAATATCCGACAAAATTCTATTTGATACATCCATTTCTTATAAATTTTTCTTAATTATTATTTAACTTTTCGTTTCTCTTCTGTATTGCGTCTAAGACCCTATTCGCCTTCTTTTCTTTTTTAACATCCTCAAAACCTAAAAAGGATACTTGGTCATCTGTATCTATATGTACTTTACCGTTATCAAATACACAATCTTCAAATATAACACCATCTTTACCAAATCTAGATTTAAGTACAGCAATAGTTGCTCTACCACTTTCTTTTTGTTCTAAAGTCTTGGCGATGGACATAATAAAGTGTCCTATCTGACCCTTTTTTATAGACCCTCCTATCTGATGAGCCTCAACTACATCCGCACCTATTGAACTTCTATTTCCTTGTACTGCCGTCCATCCTACCATATCGAATTCATGGACTAGTGTTTCGAATTCTCTCATTACATTCCCTTCTCCAGCGTATTCATCTGTAAAAAGTCTACTTGGAACAACACAATCGATATAATCTAAAAGAATGACATCCGGTCTTATACCTCTAGTGATTAGTTTTCTAATATAATGTTTTATTTTAGCAACTGTCGTCCCATCAGAAGCCATTTTTTTAATTATTAGGTTTCCTCTATCCTTCTTAAACTCTTTTAACTTTTCTTTAACCTCTTCTTTTCTCTCAGATAATTCATTTAATTCGATACCAGTCCAACATGATATGTGCTTTCTTTGTATGACTTTTGGGTTGTCTTCAAAAATTATTTGTACGACATTATGTCCTAAATTATAAGCGGTGTTGGCAAATTTTGTCAATACAGTGGATTTACCCACACCAAAAGGGGCTAAAACTACACCTAACTCTCCTTTTGATAGTCCTCCATTAGTTATGTTATCTATTCCTGTTATACCTGTTTGTACTGGATGTCTAAAATCATCTGATAAGACCTCTTCTAGGGCCGTAAAGACATCAATACCATCTTCTTTATCATTACCAACACTGAGAGCCTTTCTAAATAAATCTTCTATCTTATCATAATCTTCAAAATTACCATTTGACATTATTTTTTCTGAATTAGCTATTGCTTTTTTTATCTCTTGTTGTTTACAGAATTTTAATGCCGTTTGTTGCGTAAAATCAGCATCTGCAAAATCTTGGTCCTTTAGTTTTTTTAATGTGTCTTTTAGGTATTCTTTTGCGGTTTCGTTTGATACCTCGATTCTAATAAGTTGATCAAGGGAGTCATGAGTAGGTACTGTTTCATATTTAGTGTAATATTCTTTTATTAATTGCATCAATAATCTACAATATTGGTCATCAAAATAGGTCGGTTCAATTGACTCTACTATATTATCGGCGAACTTGTTATCAACTATTAAAAGTGAAAGTAACTTTAATTGGAATTTATCCCCTAAGTATCCAAAATTTCTATCTGTCATTCTATAAATTTTCTTTTATTATAAATATACTATTCATATTATTTCGACCCGTTAGAGTACCCATAATATCTGCTCGCATTTGTGTATTTTCTCTTACTCAAACACCTCTGAATCTTTGAAATTATCACTGGTATCAATGATTTTATATTCACTGAATACCTTATCTTTGGTGGATATTCCATTCCGGTAAATCTTTCTATGATTATTACCTTACCATCTACCCTGATTTCAAAGGTAAAGTAGTCTTCACCGTCTTTTTTATCCTCTCTTACTACGGAGTTTTTAGTACTATAAGGGTTGTAATTTGTCCAAAGAAAATCTTCGCTTTTATCTCGTAAATAACTTTGTATTGTTGATACAATCTCGTTTAACTCCCATTTTAGATCCATGGAGTCTTTAGCTGTATTACTATATCCTCTAATATTAAAGTATCTTTGGCAAACAATGTGATTATTAATTCTTAATATAAACTCAAATTTATCCGTGTATTTATTTCTAGTTTTTTCCATTTTTTGTTTCATTATTTTTAAGTGTTATGAATGGTATTAAAAACTCTGACTGGTCCTCGTATGACGCTGGAATAACATTTACCAACCCATCTTCTATCATCATCTTTATTACATTTTTGTAATCTCTCCCTGAAGGATCTAAGTCTAAGTTTACTAAATCTTCCACATTTTTCCTAGCCCTTTCATCAACAAAAGGTTCTTTCAGGTTAATTATTCTTTTATTTATCTTATATAGTTCATCTCCAAATACCCCACCATTACTCGTGCCGGTTTTTATATTGTTTAATACTCTAGTTATCCTCCAGTTATCTCCTTCGTATTCTAGTTTCTTAATCTCATCTAACTCAACCTTTCTGGTTTTAAGGTCTGGTACTAATTCACCTAACCTTTTGGGGGATAGTCCTTTTATACCAAGAATATTATCGGAAGAATCGCCAATTAACATCTTAACTAAACAAACATTTTTAGGGAGATAGTCCAATTCTCTAGTGGTTAATACTGTATCTTCTTTTACTAATTCTTTCTTATCAAGTAAGAAAACATACACACCTTCATTAACTAATTGCACAATATCTCTATCTGCAGTATAAATTGTGATTATTTCGTTTTCTTTTCTCTTAAGACAATAATAGGCAATCAAGTCATCTGCCTCAGTATTTTTGTCTATGTGTTGTCTTATGTATAATTCTTCTAGGTATTGTTGGGTCCTTAATTTCTGTCTTAGGAAGGACTCTGAATCATAGTTCTTAGATTTCTTTCTATTGGTTTTATAGTTAGGGTATATTTTTCTTCTAGTTAAATTACCGTCTTTCCCATCCCAGAAAACTACTACTTTATCATAGTATTTTTCTGATAGAGTTTTTCTAAGAATATTAATAAACTGATATAGTCCTCCGATATGTTCTTTATTTTCATTAAAAACATTTTTTGCTCCAAAAAATGCTCTTTTTAATAAAGCGTCACCGTCGACTATAAGGGTCTCAAATTTTTTGTGATTGTTTCTTCGTCTCAACTCATGATAATTAAAAGGTTAAACATCGGATTCTACTAGTTCGAAACTTCCATCATCTACTTTCTCACCAGCTTTTTCAAATTGCTCAACCCAATAACTTGAGTGACTTTCTTTGTACTTCTTTATATCGTTAGCATCATCATTAATAAAATTATGTGGTGTAACAATTACTCTACCATCAGAAAAACCAATACCATTTACGTGATTTTTAAGTATGGAGACTTTGGTTCTAGTAGCAAACGCTACTTTACGTCCATTTTTAGTGGCATTTATTTTCGATATTCCAGAATTTTTTTGGTTTCCGAATAAAAAAACTAGAGTGGAGTTTAGAAATATAGCTTCTCCTCCTTTCATTTTAATTCTTGGTTGACTGAATGGATTATCTGGTAATTCTACCCATGGTTGATTAACAATTATCAAGGTATTAGTAAACTTTTCACTTTCTTTTCTTGAACCTGTGATTCTTTGATTGATTCCCATTCCTATTTTATCCGCTAACGTACTTGCGTTATGCATTTTTCCACCTTTACCTTCAAAAGTCATTTTACAAGGTACAGAACCTACTGAATCCCAAAAGAAAACTAAATCATAAGGTATATTTCCTTTTTGTTGCTCATCTATTAATTCATTTATATAATCAGTAATCTGTTCTATATAAGAAAATCCATCATTAAATAAGAAGGTACCACTCCACTCCCCTGTTTCATTTAATTTACAATCAAATCCCATTAATTTCGCGTGTTGGAAATCCCATTTTTGTTCAGTGATGATAAAAACTGGTAATTTTCCTTTTTTCTGAGCGTCTATAGCTGACCTAACTAAAGCTGTAGTTTTTCCAGTATCAGAATGTCCTAAAAATACATTTATATGTCCTTCTGCTGGTCCTGGTATACCACAAGCTTTATAAAAAGCCTCACCAACATCAAAGAAACTATCTTCTTTGTATTTTGCCTTTGTACTATACTTTCCTTGTAAGTC